TCGTCGTGACCAATACCTGATATTTAACAAGACGGATATGTGGGATAATGATAACGAAGCTTGGTGGTCCAACGTCCACAAGTATGATTTTCTACAAATAACAGAGGCGACCAAGTGGACGGGTGATGATTCGGATGTAGCAAATAGCGAAACCCCATTTATAACCTATGAATTCTCATTTGATAATGTAGTCAGTATAACAGATACTCATATTTATGTCGCGGCGAATGATGTAAGTTATAGGAATACCAACTGGGAATGGGGCTACAATGGAACAGGTCAGTCGTCAAATGTGATTGGAGCTTCAAGTAATGTTATCGAAGTGACGGCAGGAAATCACTTGGATAAAGGAAAATTCCTGCGTAATCTTACAAACTGGCCATATATGAATCAGATCCATAATTTAGAACTTACATTCAACGGTGAAATTGTTGTTCCAAAGGAAGTAGCAGATTCACTTTTTCTCACAGGGGTTCAATCGCTTAATAACGGCAAAACATTACCATTTGACATTACAAATATTAACGCAGCTAGACCAGGTCCGTTTCAATTGTTATCGTCCGCTGCGATAACAAGTAACACGGTGACAGGTTACAATTTTAATGTTACAAAAGAATCCAAGCTTCCATTCGTGGAAAATATTTACAAGTATGATTTTGGTATATCAAATCAGTTCAGTGGAATATATCCAACCGGACAAGTGAATGCGAGTAGAGTGAAAGACAATATGCTAAAATTAGACGCTATGCCTTCAAAATCAGATAGAAAATTAAGAGTTTACGCAGAATCATACAATATTTTACAAGTAAAGAATGGTATCGCAGGTATTTTATTCACTTGCGGGAATCTAGTAAACTAACATGATCTATGATATAATCGATTACATTATTTTGTATACACCATTTGATAAAATTAAGTTGAGCTACAGTTGTTTGAATCGTGTTTCCATTTCCAGGAATTGTGTATTCAAACTTGTTTGTTCGGCAAAATGGGTCAAACAGCTTTTTACTATATCCATCTAAACTAGATTTATAAGCACAATGAACTGGAAACATTGTGCCTTTCTTTGTAGTATAGATGACCTGATTTTTCTTGGAATAGTCGGTAATGAACCATTCCAATTTTCGCAGAGATATATTTATTTTTTTTTTTAGAATATTTTCAAGACAATCTGAATGTTTTTGATCTATATAAAATGTATTTACTGATTCTAGTAAAATATCAGATCTACTCATTTACATAACAAGATTATAAACCTATAAGTATGTTTTCATTTGGTATTTTCTTTTTTTCGCAACCAGGGCACCCCTTTTGATACAAGGTTGTGAATGGATGTGTGTGTTTCACCATATTCATATCCTCTGTGGAAACCGCCTTTTGCATAGGAATATATTGCTCTATATGCCTTTTACAATACCCCTGTTTTTTTGAAGATGCTTTACATCTTTTCCCTTTTTGAGTAATTCCATTACATTGATTAACATCTATGGTATCGGAAAAATCCATATTCACTATATTTAATTTATCAGCAATCAACATCTTTTGGGGGATGTGATATTTTTTTGAAATATACTGAATGTATTGTGTCATGTGATTGTCCAACTGCGTGTCTATTTCCTTTTGAACGATTTCTGTAATTGACTTGCAAATACTTTCAGAAATATCCATTTTCTACTTGTATATGTAAGGGCCCATTTGTTTATTAGGAGAAAAAATCACTAATCTTTGGCTGATTCACTTCCGTCTTGTGAATTGGTTCTTGCGAAATCAAATCACCGAAAATCTCCATTTTGGGGTCATCAACCAAAGGTGCCAACAAATCACATATAGGCGTGATAAACTTGTTGGCAAAATAGTACCAATAGTCGATTGGGATCTTTTTTTCAATGGCCCATTTTGGGTCCTCTGCCTTTTCATAAGCCTTGTGTTTTAAATTCTTTGTTTTTACCAAAACATAGCCAACTCTGTCCCCCGATTTCGGCTCCGACCCAGGCTCCCTTTTCCTCATCTTGTTCCGCACTTGGACGTGTGGTAAATTATCAGACTTGTAACTATCACCCAATTTCTGTGATAATATTAGGTTCTCAATGGGAACGCGTCCATCCAAAAGTTCAACTGCTCTCTTGTGAGCGCATTTTTTAGCACCTTCGGGATTGTTGCTCTCCAAAATCACATCCAATACCTCCCTACACACCTTGCGCATGAAGGGCATGTTGTCACGACGGACAACCTGAAGACCTTTGATATCAACAGAATCCATTACCATTTCCCCTTTTCTGTTTTTAATCCACATCTTTGCCGCGTAGCGTTTTTTAGAGTATAGAAAATAGGGACAATACACCTTTTCCAACTCTAGATCATTGGGTTTCTTGAATATCTTTGTACATGCCTTTGCCGCCTTTTCTCCAAGCTCCCACGAATATTCAATAGCTTCTTTTCCAGTTCTATCACCCACATCAAACTCTACCATGACCGAATCTGTATCACCATATCGTACTTTGGCGCCAGGGAATTCCCTTTCCACCATTTCGGTTGTGTCATCGATCATCATTCTACCCTTACATGTGACTGTTGAAGCAATAGCTACACACGGCAACATGCCAAATTTTATAGCACCCGTGAAACCATACACAGAGTTCATTGATATCTTGTAGGCCAACTGCTTACCATTGTAAACCGCCTTCATCTGCGGTGTCGTCGCCTCGGCCATATCTTTTTTTGCTTGTTTCCTGAATGCTTTCAACTCATTCAAAATCACGGGCAACAAACTCGGAACATCTTGGGCAAACTTGTAAACCTTGGTTCCAATCTTGAATGTTTCATAAGTGACCCCTTCCAGATGATCGTGTTTGGGTTCCATGACAAGCGTTGAATAACACAAATTGTGAGCCATCATGATCGAGGGATACAGACTAGCAAAATCCAAAGCCGTGATCGGTGTATAATAGGCACCCTTTTGTGCTTCAAGCACAGTCGCACCCTGATACCCATCTTCTTCATTTACATTTTTAGGCTTCTTATAAACCGGAACCATATACCCAAGCTCCCTTGCCGTCCGGGTAATCTGACTAAACACTTTGATTTGCTGTCCCCTTTCAGATAGATAGCATAGTGGAACCCAAGTAGCTTTTGCCATCTCTATAAGATTTGGGATGTTGCATAGTTTATCCATCAGGTGATGAGGAAGTAGTGTATCCTTGATACAATACTCGGCGACTTCCATCAATTTGTGAGAATCTTCTTCTACAAAACGAGAAAACATCTCATGAGGTGACATGTCAATCTTTGAGTCGCCCAAAAAGTGATTGGATACAAAGTTTAAATTGTAGAAATCCAATTTCTGTTCCCTCTTGACTTCGTGAAACAGGTCAAAGATATACCTACCAGCCATAGGCAATAGTTTTAACGAATTATCACCCAACGCACTTGATGACAGTTTCTTTGTTACCAGATCGCTTGGTGTATCACGTAATCTCCCAAGTTCAAAAAACTCTGGGGGGCATCCACACACAATCGCCCTCGTGAAAATATAATTCAAATCAAACCCAAATATGTTCCATCCAGTCATAATATCAATGTCGTGTTTGTTGATATATTCAGTAAAGCCCAGCAATAGGTCCTGTTCGCTATCATAATTGATGATATTACAACCCTCAATAGGGTCTGTTTTCTTATAACAAAGACACGTCTTGTCATAAATCTCCTCTTCGCCCTGTCTCCTAAGCGTGAATGCTATTTGAAAAACAGCGTCGTCGTTTATCTCGGGGTTGGGAAACTTTCCAGTAGAGCTATATGTCTCAATATCAAACGATGCCACCACGAATTTGGCAATATCATCACGCTTGACTGGCTTCATAGTCCTCCAATCATTACAAAAAAGGTCTATATCACACTTGCTCTGATTGCTCTTGACACATTCTCCAGGATCCAACCATCCAGTCGATTGGATACCCGTGCGGTGCATAAGTCTCAACAGTGGTTCGATATTTGCCTCGTAAACTTTTTGAAATCCAGCATCGTCAGGGAGAGGTCGCTTGAGTATATAGGAACACTGCCTCATTTTCTCCTTTGTCATAAAATTCAACTTCATAAAGTTTGATTTTGTGTTGTTTTGAAAACCCCACAAATCCTTTGACCTGACAAGAGTATAACTTTTGAGGCCACCCTCACATAATTTGTCTATTGTTTCATATAAATGCCTACATGTATCATTTGATGTATTTTTTGGTAGTTTTATAAAAAAGTATGGATGAAATGCTGTCGTGACACATATTGATTTTCCAGTATCGGTACGACCAATTATACTTATGCAATGCTCGAGATCGTCTAAATCCCTAGCCTCCCAACTGAGTGCTTGAAAAACGACCATTCTACTTGTGTAGGTAACGGGTGTTTTTTTTAATTACTAATATTAAAAGATGTCAGGAGCATTAGTGAATCTTGTAGCCAAAGGCGTTCAGGACGTCTACCTAACAGGTGACCCCCAGGTCTCATTTTTCAGGGGAGTTTATCAGAGACACACCAACTTTGCTATGCAGCCATCACGACTAGAATACACTGGTACGTGGGCTGCCGGTAATGAAATTTCTATTCCCGTAGTTTCCAAGGGTGATCTGTTAAGTTATATGTGGATTGAAAATGAAGGTATAAATCAGACTTCAAATACGGCCGGATATTCGCTTTTCCCACCTGGCATTGAACCCGCCCAATTCCGTCTCATTATCGGCGGACAGCCCGTTGATATTCAGGATGCTTTATTCCAGTCCCTTGTCTGGCCCAATGCGGGTTATGCCAATTCTGAACCCAAGGCGATGAAAGCTTCCACCTGGAATTCTCATACATCTACTAGTGATGATAATTGGTTCCCTCTTCATTTCTTCTTCTGTGATGTTTTCAAGAATGCTCTCCCACTAGTTGCTCTTCAATATCACGAAGTTGAGATTAGAATCAAATTACCTGCTGGATATTCCACGGGTGCCTCTCCTAAAGTATATGCCAACTACATTTACCTAGACACCGACGAGAGAGATTGGTTTGTAAACAATTCCCACCAAATGTTGATTCCCCAGGTTCAGCGCCTTCCTTTGGAAACTCGCTCTTCTACATCAGCCGATCTTTCCTATTTCAATCACCCCGTTCAAGCCGTCCACATCGCGGATACAAAAAAAATTGGTGAGAATACTAGCGCCGAAACTCTCAAATTCTACGTTGATACGTCTACATTGTATATCAATGGTACGCCTCTTCTCGAGAACGTTTCAAATGTATATACACATGATGTGGTACCTTATTTCCATGGTCAGAACATCACAAGTAATTGTTCTCCCAACGCACTATACACCTACCCCTTTGCGACTCAACTATCTTGGCAGCAACCCTATGGTTCTCTCAACTTTAGTCGCATAGATAACGCGACACTTCGGTTTACTGGAGTTAAAGGTTCAGGTTTGGGAACAGAGCCAGTATATCTATACGGTGTAAACTGGAACATTCCCCAAATCAAGGAGGGTCTTTCGGGTCTGGCATTTGGTAATTAAACCCCAGTAGATCCAAAACCACC